CCAAGAGGTCTAACGGTATCATTGCTAAAATCAATCATAACTTTTCTTTCGTTGTAAAACTTACGTGTAACCCTATAAAAGGCAAACAGAACTGGCGTGTAACCCCATAAAAGGCAAACAGACAGAGCTTAGTTAGCTCCAGCTTTGCCAAGTACATCCGCACTCGTTACATGTCTCAGTACGCTTGACGCTGTACTTACCAACCTTAGTAACAACGGTGTCGTACTTGCGACGCTTCTCCGGTCGCTTCTTACAGACTAGACCAACACCGTTAGGGTTTGGTTCCATGTAAGCAATAATTGCTTCGTACTCAGTACCACACTCAGCAAGGTGCTTAGTGTATTCTTTTGGTTGTTCTTTCCAACCGTTCATGATTCCTAAATTTTTCATATCAATTTTCCTTTCGTTTGATACTATCATTATACCATACTTATCGGTATTTGTCAAGAGCTATTCTTATATTTCTTTATAAATTTTAGGGTTTTTTCTGTCTGCCAATCGAGCTTCTAATTCTCGCATGTACTGCCAGTTTTCTTCGATAGCTTGCCAAGCCGCTTCGCTATCTTGGTCAATTAGTGTGCGGTTAGTCTTGTA